CGTACTGAAGGTGCACGTACTTCTTCGTGTTGCCCTGCACGATGCCGTCCGCCATCGGCCGCGTACCTTCCGGCATCTCGGGCATCGGCCCCGTGCCGCTCAGTTCGTAGTCGATCTCGTACGCATCCTCGCTCGTCATCTCGTTGAGATAGTGCGTGTACTGCGGAGCGCGTTGCTTCAAGTCGAAGAACTGGACGAAAATGTGCCGCAAGCCTGGTGCTAACAGCGGCGGAAAGTTACTGCGGCTCATCTGAGGATTAAAAGGCGTAGAGCACCTCCCTACTTAAATTTTGTTATTCCGCTTTATGCCAAAACTTGCGCTACGGATGGCAGCACAACAAAAAGCACGTGACCGCCGACCGTCCCAACTGGCTCGTACGGGCTCAACTGCACGATCTGCACAGCCGCACTCGCGCCCGTCTTCGACGTGTCCACGTACCAGTAAGGATTCCCGCTGTCCTTCGTCATCCCGTACGACACGCCCACTTGGTTGTAAGCCGTGGCGATCGGCGATGAACCGCTCGTCCCTATCTTGCCGATGAACACCGTCCCAGGCGCGGCAATCCAGAAACGCAACCGCCCGTCCGACATCGGCACCATCGGCGGCGTCACTACGCCCGACGGCTGATTCGCGTTGCCCGCGTAGTTGCCGTACACGGACCCAGGCCCGAGGATCGGCGAGAACCCGACAGGCGCGCCCGCGCCCGTAGCAGACAGGTTGTTGAAACTCAGCTCGGCCAAAAATCCAGCGATGCCAGGCGACAACGCCGAGCCGTCCCAGTTCTTCAATCCTCCGTCAGCCGAGGCTATCTGCACGGGCGTGCCGAGCGGTATCGACGTCGAGATGCCAATTTCTTCCGGCGCATACCCCACCGGAAAACTTACCGCCCCGCCCAAATTCTGCATCGGGAAAATTGCGTCTGCGAAGTTCGCCATCGTCAGACTCCTTTGTTAACTTTGTTCAGCGGAACTCTGCTCGCGTTGCCGCGCACAATGCCCTCGGCCAAATCTGCCGCCGCGTTGCTCTCGACCGTCGAACCCCTCAACCCAGCCGAGGCCCGCACGTCGGCTATGTTCGCCGTCTCGAGGCTCTGCGTCCTGATGCCGGGTATCAACCCTTGCACGCCCATCACCGTTCCGTCTTCGCCCATCACGCGCCCGCGTGGGTTCGTCATCATGATCGCTTGCAGCAAGTGGCTCTTGCGTATCTCGAGCCAGCGCAGCTTCGGAACCTTCAGCAGCACCAAGTCGCCGTTGCGTATCTCGTTCTCGCCCTTCACCGTGTCGGCCACGGCCATGTCAACGTCCTTCGTCGTCGCGAAGTCGAAGCCGACCGAGCGCAACTGCTCGACGCGCGTGTGGAACGGATTCTGCCCGTTGCGGTCAAACGCCCAGTAAAACTCCATCTCCGTGTTCAGGCGCTTGCGTATCTGCCCGGCCAACGGGATGTGCAGTGGCTTCGCTTCGATCGAGGGATTGAACAGCGCGTCCGTCTCTTCATTTACGCCCGGACGATAAGAAGGATTCGACTCGCGGAAATTATCTACGAAACTCTTCGGCAGCTTCGGGTCCATCAGACAACCCCGGCCTTGACGCTCTTCGCGAAGTCTTCAGGATCTATGCCCAGCTTCTCGAGCTGCTGCCGCCCCGTAAGCGTGCGCCCGCTCGCCGGGTCCGTCCACGTCATGTCGCCAGCCAAGAACTCGTGCGCCGCTTCGCCCGGCTTGCCCGTGCCTGGCTCGAGGAAAAACGTTTTCGCGCCCGCGTCGTACGTGAGCCCGCCAGCCATCAGCGCATCGCCCACGACCATCTTGACGACGTTGCGGCAGTACGCGCCGTAATCCGCCTGCGCTTTGCGCTCGAGCGGCGTGTTCGCGAAATACTCTTTTACTTTGTCGGTGAAGTGCGGGAACTTTGTTGCCACTTCGGAGATTACTTCACCCTCGGTGATGCGCGCGTTCGTCGCAATCGCCACGGCCAGTATCTTGCTCTTCTCGCTTTGATCTTCTTTCCTGCGCTTCTGCTCGTCGGTGAGCGAGTCGTCTTCAGGCGGCGTTTCTGGAGTTGTTGCGGCTTCTTCTAACTTCTTCCAGCGGCCGTCCCACGTCTCGACCTTGTCGCTGAGCGGCTTCAGCTTCGCGTCAATCGATACGCCGATGCGCTCGATGAACGCGTTCTGCTCCGCCTCTTCGCGCTTCTTGCGGTCCTCGTCAGACTCGCCCGCGGGCGCAGCCTTGGGGAAGGGCCATGCCATGATGCTGGGAGTTTTACGCTAAGCTGCGGGAGAATAAAAGCGAACGTACTAATTTTAGTACGCTGCCGAATCGCGCTTGCCCGTGCGCATCTCGCGACCGCAAGCGTTCAGCAGCACGGCAAACGTGTAGATCGTGCAACTGCCTTTACCATTCACTACCCGCGAAACTATCGACCTCGATATGCCGCTTCGCGAAGATAAATCAGTTATCGACAGCCCGGCGCGCGTCATCGCGTCATAGAGCAAATTGCTCACGCGCGTTACTTCGTCTGCTCTTTCCACGCCTTCAACTCTTCTTCGAACTCGATCATGCGCTCGATCGCGCACAGCATGCCGCGGTCGAAATTCTGCACAGCCATCCGCTCCATCGTGTCCGGCACCTCGTGCAGCAGCTTATACGACAAGTCCCGGTAGAGCTTGCGCAGGTCCGCCACCAGGTTCGCCCATCCCGGGCTGCTGACCAGGAGCTGCGACGCTTCCGCGGCCGCGAAGCTGCTCGGCCATCTGTAAGATCCTTGGATCCGGTTGTGCTGCTGGCGATGGGCCACGTTGCTGTTGCTCCTCTCCCGGCATCTCCACGTTCGGCACGTACTCCTCGGGCTGATCCGTCAACTGAAAGTCGCGGATGATCTGCTGCATCAACCGCGTGCGCGCCTTCACTACCTTCGCGAGCCACTGCTGCACGTGCGGCGGTATGCCAGGCGACGCCACGGCCTGCATCATCTGCATCGCCTCGCGCGTGAACATCATCAGCGATTGATTGAGCACGAGCTCGTTCTGCTTCGTCACTTCTCGGTTCGCGCTGGCCGTTGCTGCACGTATAGGTATTCTTACTTTTCGCTCGAGGTAGTCGGACAAGGCTTCGGATAGCAATTCGTCGTCCATGCCAAATAAGGAGCCTTTCCGTCCCAGGCCCATAGCCCCGTACATGTCAGTAAGTAAACCAAAGAGTTTGACGTGGCTGTGCCTAAAATCACTTGTCCGGTGCGCAACTCGAGTGTTGCTGTCTTGTAGCACGGCAAACGTCCCCATCGAACCAAAGCGTCCTCGCTTGTCTATCGGCCCGCCTGCACCTGCGCCCGCCACCGCCGGGCCGATGCCGAAACGGTCCCGCGCCTGCTGAATCATCATCTGCTCGTTCTGCTGACTCACCCCGTGCATTGCAGGCTCGGCCACGCTGATGTGCTCGAACTCGTCTTTGCCGAACGGCAGCCCGATGCCCGGAAATATCTTAAAGTTCCGGTCGATGTTCTTGTTCATCGTCGAGACGCGGTTCATGCCCAATATCCCCCACGTCGTCGCGTCGATGCGCTGATTCTTCGTCGTGCTGATCTCTTCTTGCGCGTCCTTCCCGATGTCGGCGAGCCCGCGCCCGTTCATCCCCTTCTCGCCGCTCGAGAGCCGCGTGCGCACGAGCGGCAGCGCGTTCTCCGGCATCGGCGTGAAAACGCAGTTCATCCTCGTCTTCGTTTCGTAGTGCAGCCACGCGATCAGCCGGTACTTCTTGCGGTTGTGATACCAGTAGAAGTAACACTCCTCGACGTCCCACTCGGCCAAGATCAACGGATCTTGATCGCCGCCAACGCCCTTCCCCTTCTGCTCTTTCTTGCGCTCCTCGCTCGGTCCGTAACGATCAGGCTTCGCGAGTATCTTCTGGACCGACCCTTTCTCGTACGTCCCCTTGAACTCGCGCTCTTGCAGCTCGCGCCGCGTCAGCGTCGTGCGCCTCGAAACGAACTCGCTGTCCTCCGGCGTGTCCGCGTCCGGGTCGTACAGCACATCTTCGTCGCGGAGGTTGACTACCCGCGGCCCCTCGTACAGCGTCTCGTCTTCGAACTTCGCCCCGCGCTTCTCGTACCCGATGTACACCGCCTCTTGCCGCTTCTCGGGAACTACGGCGAGCCACGCCGTTCCCAGCTTCGCCGAGTCGCTGAACCAGATGTTCTCTTTCGCGTACAAGTCGAGCTCGTTCGGCTCGTACGCCGCGTAGTCCATGAACTGCCCCAGCAGCTTCGCCTTCTTCGAGTTCTTCTCCGTCTCGGCGTCGTCCGTCGCCTTCGTGAAATACTTGTACAAGATCACGGGCGCCGTCGCCCATATCATCTGCATCACGCGCGCCGCCATGTCGTCCTGCGCCTCGCCGACGATCTGATGCACCAAGTTCGCCGCGTTCTCAAATGGCCACGACTTCTTCTCTTCCTTCGGCCTCCCATCCGCCAACCGCCGCCACTCGGGCACCAGCTTCTTGTGCCTGTTCGTCAGCTGTTGCCGCCTGACGCGAACCTGATTCCACAGCCACTCCGTGATCGCCTCCATCACGTCTTTGCTGAACTCTACCGGGCGCAGCTCCCACTTCCGCTCGCCGCGGTAACTCAGTTTCGGCCGCGCCATCGGCGCTATCTGAGGCAGCGTCGCCACGCGCTATTTAGCTCCTTCGAACAACGTCGCATGAACCATGCAAAACTCGTCGAACAATGCCCGCTCCGGGCACCCGGTCCATAAACATTTCGATAACGGAGCCGGAGCAACTGCCGCCGCAGGCTTCCACCAGTAACGCAACTGAAACTCCGCTATCTGGCCCGCAGGTGCCATCGCCGCCCACACTATGAACTCGCGCTTCGTCATCAGTATCCGCTCGCCCCCACTGCCCGCTTGCTGAACTCTTCGCGCTGCGCGTTCACGAACTCCAAAGCCTCGCGCCCGCGTATCCCGCCCAGCACACTGGGCACGTAGCCGAAAGTGTCGAGCACGTCGATCGTCGCGCTCGCCGGATACGAATTGTACTCTCTGAGGAAGGCGTCCATCGACCTGTGCAGCCACACTTGCCCGTTCTTGAACAGCGGCTCTGCGGCCTCTATCCGGTTCTTCTTCGCGTTTTCGCTGTTGTCGTACGGGAGCTCGTTGACCGTGATCGGCCGCTTCTCGCGCCGGTTGCGCTCTTCGATGTGAAACGCCATAAGATTCTGCGCCGCCACCGTCTCGAGCCACATGTCGGACATCGACCAGCGGTGCCCGATCTCGTACAGCTTCTCGACGAGCACCGAGTAGGGCGAATTATTAGCCCAAACCTCTAAAATGTAAATACGATCCGTCTCCGGGTTCCAGCCCACGACCAGTATCACGTGGTTGCAACGGCTGCGCTTC